ACACTTCGTATGAACCCAGTCCTAATGATTGAGCCAGATGATGGCCAGGAGTGAGGGGCAGAAGCAGTCTCTTAAGCATGAGAAGAGGTTAGCTAAGCTAACTAATGGTCAACGCAGCGCAGCTTCCGGGGCTTTCTGGTCTCGAAAGGGCGATGTACGGAATGATCATTATCTTTTTGAGCATAAATGGACCAGTAAGAAGTCTTTTAGCATCCAGTCTTCTATCTTAGATAAGATAACCACAGAAGCTATCTTAGATAGTAGGGAACCGGTGCTGGCTTTCCACCTAGATGGCCAGGATTACGTCATAATCCAAGAGACGCATTTTCATGAATTGACCGACGCACTGTATAATAAATCCAATATGGGGGGCCATAACGATTAGGATTTAGTAGTGCGCTATAGCGACGACCCCAGCTGGACATGGCGATATGAAGCTAAGTGTCAAGGCGAAGATACAGAGATGTTCTTTCCACCACGAGACAAAGCATTGTACAAACCAATAGCTGATAAAGCAAAGGCAATCTGCTGGGGTACAGATGGTAGGCCTGAATGCCCGGTTAGACAGGAGTGTCTAAAGGAGGCTATAATTAATAAAGAGCTACATGGTATTTTTGGTGGCATGTCACACAGAGAACGCAACGCAGCTCAACGCAAGTTTGAGAAACAGGGGATCACTCTAGATGAGTGGTTGGGGAAAGAGGGCAGAAAGTATGGCAAAACCTAAGACTATCGCCAGCAAAGATTTAAAGGCATTCCTTAACACCAGTAAGCGAGAGACTCGTCTTATGGGTGCAGTAGAACGTTATGTATTATCTAAGCCCTTTGATGAGCGTGACATGAGTTACATTCACCCTTCAGATATCATCAAGGATGATTGGTGTGCTCTAGCACAGTATCACGCTGTCACCGGTAACTACGTAGAGACTCGTGATAAGACCACAGCTCGTCTTGCATCTATCTTTGAAGAGGGCCACACCATCCACGCTAAGTGGCAGAACTGGTTTAAAGAGATGGGTGTTCTATACGGCACCTGGAGAATTGGTGACGAACGTATCTGGGGTACATCACTATCCGATACTTACGCAGAAGTCCCACTCCGTAGTGATAGACATATGATGCGTGGCCACGCTGACGGTTGGATTAAAGGACTAGGCGATGACTGCCTTATTGAGATCAAGTCTATTGGTTCAGGTGGTATCCGCATGGAAGCTCCTGCCATCATGGCGCAAGCTGAGGATAACGTTGAGAAGGCTTGGAAGAATATCAAGACTCCTTTCCGTGCCCACCAGCTACAAGGCCAGGTCTACCTACATCTTTGCCATTTAATGGTTGAAGAAGGTGTCCTAGAAGTTGCACCAAAAGAGATTGTATTTATCTATGAACTTAAGGCCAACCAGGAGTACAAAGAGTTTGTCGTAACCTATAACCCAGAGTTCACAAAAGATATCTTTGACAAGGCTTTGGATGTAGCTTGGGCAGCTGAGAATAAACGACCGCCAGTATGTAGCATTGATCCAGAAAAAGGCTGCAAGCGTTGTGAACCATTCCAGGAGGCAAAGTGAGTATTAGTAGAGATGTATTAGCTGCAGTCAATGAGCTTGGCTTTAGCTTGACTGCAAAGCCTGAGGAAGATATTCCTACGCTTCCTAGAGATATTACTGAGCTGGATGACGATGGTCTTATGGATCTATTTGTACAGTTCACACAGTGGAATGACCACCTAGCTGGTGCACAGGCTATCGCTATCATTAACGAGCGTGAGGCACAGCGCACCTTGGATAACGCTGAGGCCAAAGCCATGCTAAAGCATTGGACTGGGGCTAAAGGTGATCGTGTTGCTCTTATCAAAGCACAGATTGCAGACAGCCAGGACATTCAAGACCTGCAGCATGAGCTCGACATTAAGTATGCATTCCGTAAACTTATTGAGACTAGAACTCTCAATGTTGAAAGAGACTCGCAGCTAGTATCACGTGAGCTTACACGACGTACCTCAGATGGTGGGGGAATGAGGGCAAGAACTCGGAGGTTTAATACGTGAGACAAGTACTTGGTTTCCTTATGGTTATTGCTGGAACTTATTTTGGTATGTACGCTATCTTTGGGGGTAAGAAATGATTATTGGTCTAACAGGTTACGCACAGTCTGGTAAGGACACCGTAGCTAAGGTCTTAGTTGATAACTATGGTTATATCCGTGTGGCATTTGCAGATCGCATTCGTGACTTTCTTTTTGAGGCAAACCCTATGTTTGATTCTGTTGCCGGTGAGCCGAGGTTTGTACAGGATTATGTAATTGCAAATGGCTGGGAAAACGCAAAGAAGAACCCACAGATTAGAAGGCTATTACAGAATGTAGGTGTATCTGCCCGTAATATCTTTGGAGAACAGTTCTGGATTGACCAAGCCATGCGTCAACTTGATCCTGAAAACAATTACGTTATCACAGATGTACGTTTTGTAAATGAGGCTGACACTCTTCGACAGATGGGTGAGTGGGTTGAAGGTACAGAGGTACAGCTGTGGCGTATCAAACGTAATGGTGTAGAGGCTATCAACGGCCATGTCTCAGAGCATGAGATGGATGGCTACAAGGTTGACCAGATCTTTACCAACAACGGAACTATCGAAGACTTAGAGCTTATGGTAAAGACAAGGATGATGGCGTATGCCTAGTCAGAGCAGGAAACATCGTGGCTATAGATCACAAAAAGTTGTGGCAAACTACCTGGCAGAGCATGGCTTTCCGTTTGCGGAGTCCACAGGCGCTGGTAGACCTGGCACTGATATTACCGGTACTGTTGGTATTGATTGGGAAGTAAAAGCACGTAAAGATTTCAGCCCTAGCACGGTCATTAAGCAGCTTAAAGATCGTTCTGATGGGAAAGATCTACCTGTTGCTGTTCTCCGCTTAAACGGGCAGGGAGAGGTCAATATAGGGGAATGGGTGACCATCCTTAGACTAGAAGACTTTGTAAATCTTTTAAGAGCAGCCGGTTATGGTGACCCTGTAGAGACAGCTTAAGGTATAGTTTTCCTTGGGTGGGCACATACCCTAAGGACTACAAACCGTGACTGAAGTAACCAAAGAAGAAGAAAAGTTCCTGCGTGTAAGCGCTGGATCTAATGCACAATCCGTTGGCTCAGCTATTGCACATGCGCTTTATGAATCTCCACAGATCAAATTGCGTGCGGTAGGGGCCTCAGCAGTAAACCAAGCTGTAAAAGCAATCGCCATCGCTAGAGGATACGTAGCCCCTAGAGGACTAGATCTTACTTGCCGTCCAGGTTTTACCACCGTGGACTCAAGGGATGGATCTATCTCCGCAATTGTCTTTACTATCTCGGTCAATTAACATAGAGCTCTCTAACAGTTAGGTACCATAATGGCAAAGTCAGATCTAGACACTGCGGTAGCCGCAGAAAATACACAGGGCCGTAAGTCAATCGGCCGTGAAGGAATAAAGTTCACTTCACCATCAGCTTCACCGAAGTCTGGAAAGCTAGAACCTCGCAAGAACACTGCAGCTGGAGACCCAGCTATTACAAACCCAGGTGTTCGTGCTAACGCTCCTTATGCAGGAGAAAAAAAGGGTGCTGCTTACTCAGTAAAGGCAACATACATGAAGCAAACCGCTCCAGAAGCTGGTCTAACCCAGGCTAATGGTCGTGTTGTTTCACCAGCAATCACTCGTCAGAAGGATTCCTGGTCTCAAGGACTTGAAACATCCTACTAAATCGTATAGAATAATAATAGGGTCTTTTAATTAAGACCCTATTACTAGCTGGAGGGCGCAATGAGTTTAACTGATCTGTACGCAGAAGCTAAGCAAAAGAATACCTTTATCATAGGTATGTGTGTCGTAGGCCAATGGGCTGCAACATTAACCGACACGGACAAAGCAGCTTTTGATCAATCCCTTAATGATGATGACTTCTCCACTAGAAGTTTATTTCCCATGTACAAAAATGCAGGTGCAACATTCGGATTAACATCTCTACGAGAGCATAGAAACGGAAACTGTTCATGTCGCTAGAAGACGCATACAATAACGCTAAAGCAGATGCAGCAGCCTCAAACGGCCTAAGCTCTATAGATAAATTACTCAAGGCCAATGGCCTGACACCAGAAGATGTAGGCAAGATCAGTAAGGTCAGCCTCTCTACTAACCCAGATGATACTAAGATCATTCTTTCACCTAAGTGGAACGATGGTCCATCCTGGCAGCCTGTGCAAGCAGCAGATCCAGTTATCATTAATCCAAAAATTCCCCAGACCCCTGCTCTGATCAGCAGTGGCTGGAAAGTAGCGGTTGCGCTACCCGATCCACAAATTGGTTACCGTAAGTATGAAGACGGTTCGTTAGATACATTCCATGATGAGGCAGCAATGGATGTTGCTTTACAAATCGTCGGACTTGATCACGGCCATGCAGTGGACCAAGTTATTAACCTAGGAGACTT